CGTCCGTCGGACAGGCGAGAACCAACAGCGAAGGGTCCCGGCTTACCGGCAGGAGTGGACCACATGCTCTTCGCTGAGGTGATCATGATGTTCTCCTTGGGGACGCCACGCATGAGCCGTTCTCTGGTGTTCTTGAGGGCACCCGAGACCTTCTTGTGGTCGGCCTTGGTCATGGTCTGCTGTCCGGTGTAGGAGAACTTCAACCGGTTGATAGAGTGCATGTCCCGCACTTCGATGAGGCGCTTGGCCTCTTCGCGGAACTTGCGTTCGGAGACCAGATCACGGTCGTGGGTGAAGTCGATCCCGTTGCGCCGCATGAAGCCTGCCATGAGTGAACCCTCAGCGAGGAACGTGTAGATGGTCAGAGACCCCACAGCCTTGAGGAGGATCGGGGGCAACTCCCAGACCAGCACGTTGTCTCCCACGGCGAACAGGCTTTGTGCCTTGGCCATGCTGAACAGGGTGTTGCTGAGTTCGGGCAGGTCTTGCTTTCGTTCCCATTCCTCTGTGGGATGGACCATGCCGGTTTTGGGATCGACGGTGGCAAAACCATGCTCGATGTACAGACCCTTCCATGACTGCATCGAGACCCCATTGGCACCGCCTGTCATGACCTCTTGGGTGACGCTGCGTGCCACGCTGAGGACTTCATCGACCACCACGTCATAGCCAAGCATCAGGCCATCCTGAGCGAGGTAAGCGATATCGGTGAACAGGGCATGTGTGGTAACGATTGAATGACCACCAATCAGGAGTTCACGCAGGTGATCTCTCTTGCGGTTATGACTTGCCATAGACCGCTTGGCCGGGTCTTCGTCATTAGTGGAGATTGGCTCGACCAGCACAACAGTCCTTGGGGGGCATGGTCCTTGAACCTCTCAACCTCGGTGTTGAGGGGCAGCACAATCAGGTAGGACCGATCAGGTGAGAGGCTGGCAATCAGGTCTGTCGATTTTGCCATAGCCGCAGTGGCGGTCCTTGATGGTGATCTCGGGTGTTCTTTGGGTGAAGTCGTAGGGCATGTCATGGGTTCCTTTTGCGGACATGGGGGGATCGTCAGGTCACCGCTCGTATGCCTGTCAGATCATTAGGATTTTTTTTGAGGTTCTAGCTTCTACGGGTGGGGCTTGTAAGTAACTGAAAGTAAACCGTAAATAAGCCTCTTGAGGCGCGAGTCGCGCCTCAATCATCAGGTTCAACCGCGATAGCAGTGGTCCTGAGGTGGTACTCGAGGGTCGCTTGAGCATCAGACCAAATGGGAATTGTTACTGGTCTACCCATAACAGTCTTCACTAAAGATACACCTAGAGGTCATCCTCAGGCTATGTTCTGAGGTTCACTCTAGGTGTACCTATAGGTTTTAACCTTGGGGGTTTCTTCTCTAGGGTGTCGGGTATTTCCAGCGAATGCGTCAGCGGAGCGACCAGCGAATGCGTCGGCGGAGCTTACCGATCCTATAAGTAGCTGGAAATCCACGTCTTTCGCCCTTCATCAGAGCCACCAGAGCCGCCAACGGAGTGTGGTCGTCTCCCGAGGGGATCAACAGCGTTCCTCATGTACTTCTCAAGCTCCAAGTCGAGTGCATCTTGCTTGATCTCTTCGATGCCCATCTCTTCATCCCGAGCCATCTGGTCGGTGAAGTAGTGGACACCCAAAGCCAACGCATCGAGCCTGTCGTCGTGTCTCAGGCACCCTTTGGTCTGAGTGATACGGGTCATCTGGTACATGAGCATCTTGGATTGACGTACAGCCTGCTCGTACTTCATGGCAGTCCTATAGTCCTCCTCGATCACCTCGGGGTCGATCACGAGCTTGTGGGCGTTCATCACGGGTTCCAAGCTGTCGATGATCCTGCGTTCCTTCTGGGTGGTAGCTCGGACCTCCTCGATCATGCAACGGTGTATCTTGGCTAAGACAGGCTTGAGCAGTTCCACGAACATACCATCACCGAAGTTACTTTCGACCACCACCTCGTTCACCTTGTGCTTCTTCGCGATGTGCGCGAGTTCAGTCAGGGTGTCCTTGTCGTAGCCCCCAGTGAGACCCCCGGCTGCTGGCACGTAGAGGTAGCCATTGATCATCTTGATCACTGCATAGCCTGTCTCGTCAGCTCCTCGGCCTGATGGGTCGATTGCTAACACTGCCCCTGAGAACTCCGCTGTGATGTTCCCTGTGTTCATCGGAGGGTACATATGGTCACCACGCATGGCTACGTTTGGCAGGTCCTTGTACTGTCGTTCCTCGAGGGGACCCCATTGTAACTTGAGGGGTGCAGTCTCGGGGTCGATTGGCATGATGATCAGGTCTCTGACCTTCAACGGGAACCGCTCGAGGTCACTCAGGGCTGTAGACAAGAGGAATTGCATAGCAAAGCCTGCCTTACCATACGAGGCTTCTCGCTCGATCAGGTCAGCATCGTCAAACCTTTCAGGATCACAAGGTTGACCCTCGGTGTACGGGAGGTTCTCAATGTAAGGAGCTAACGTGTCGCCGTATTGCTCCCGCATCTTCTCTGTAGGCATACGCGCAGGCCACACCCTAACCTCGTAACCGCGATCAGGCAGTTTCGTGTAGAGGCTGTCCTCGGTCTGCGGCGTCCCTAGGAAGACAACACGTGATGTAGGGAGAGGTTTGAGGATCGCATCAAACTCTCGGATACTTTCTGCCAACTTGTCTCGTGCAGTCTGCGTAAAAGCGTTATTTAAGACTTCAACGTCGTCGGCCACGATCAAGTCAGCTCGACTACCTGTAAGCTGCCCGGTGATCCCTACAGACTTCACTGAGGGGGACTGATCGGCCACAGCAGGCTTCACGTCAAAGTTTATCTTAGACTGTCTCTGGTTTGGATCGGGAATTAGGTACTCGAGACCTTCCATCTCCCAGATTAGACGCTGCACGAAGGTGGAGAAGGCATCAGCACGATTACCAGACGCAGATACAACCATGATTTTAACCTGAGCGTCTTTGAGGAGACACCATACAACGTAGCAGGCCGTAATATGGCTCTTACCGAAACCACGAGCCGCTTGGATGCATGCCCGCTTTGGTCCGTACTGTATATAATCAGCCATGTCATACTGTAGACGTGTCGGTTCTGGCATCCCTAGGTGTCTATGGACGTACCACAATAACACCTTGAAGTTACCGCGCAGCTTCTTGTGAAAATCTGTGTTTGGTATTTTACTCGACATCTAAATACTCCATCACGAAGTGTTCGATGGCGTCCGTGGAGTAGCAACCGAGCGCCATATCCATTATGTCGTGAGCGAGGTCAACGCACATATCTTGGTCTCCCTTTTTCTCACACCAGTAGATGTCTTCCAAAACCCTTTGTACGGTGGTAGAGCGTTTCAGGCGGAAGTACGCATTGAACTGGTCTCTATTTTTATCACGGTAGGCAGAGGCAGCGGCCTTACTTTTTTCTCGAGACACTGGGTCGTTCTGATATCTCCACTTATTACCGCACGTAGTGGTGCAATACATTCTGGTGGCAGGTTCTCCGCATTGTTTACATGCATGGGATTTGGCCATAGGTGACCTCCTGAAAGCCTCTGTGAGGCGTATTAGTTACTTTTGGGGGGTGACTACCTGAGAGGCCCACACAGGCTCTCCTGCGGCCTCTCAGTGAGTCTCAGGAGCATGCCCGTGTTAATCTCTCGGCAAACAGATCAAGTTCCGTCAGGTTCTCAGTTGAGATACCCGCAGGATCGAGCTGTGGGGCCGGGATTGAACAGATGGCATCCTTAGAGCCAACCGTTCCGGCGCATGCGCTCAAGAGCAGCGTCGCGATCAGGGCTATTCTGTACATTTTCGATTCTCTTCTTGGTTTCGATGTAGTCTTCCATGTCTTCCACGCGGTTATCGTCGCGTTGGGTCTTGCGCCCGTACTGGAAGAGACCGAAGAGGACGCTCAGGGCCACGAGAATGGCCCCTGCTCTCTGCACGATCTTGCTTTTCAGGGTTGCTAGGAGTGTCATCATAGATCGGGCTTCCCGTACTTACCTTGCTTCACGGCTGTGTCGAGTGCGAAGGCACCACCAGCGAAGGTGAATATCGGGAATGTCAGGAACTCAGCCGCCTGCATGGCCTGAGGAGAATAAGCCCCCCAGCCAAACAGACCGGCCAAACAGACGAGCATCACCAATGCCACCTCACGTTTGTACGTCTTCTTTTTCATTAGACTGTTCCTTCCAGCCAGAGTTTTCGTTCATGAGACCGACGCCGGGTGAGACCTCGGAGAACCACGAGCTTGCCGTTCTGGCGCTGTTTGTTCCATTTTAGGAACTCATCTGCTGCCCCTACCATATCGGAAGCATTTATCCGCTTCAGAAGGGTCGAGGACGCGAAGTTGGCACCGCCGAGGTTGAAGATAAACGATGCGAGGGCGTCATACTGGCGCTGTGAGAGGGGTACATCGACCATGTCAGCGATCACCTTACGAACCCACGCGAGGTCCTCCCGAAGCAGCTTCTCGGCCTGCTCCTCAGTGATCACCATGCCTTGGTGTGCGGTCGCAGTGTGTCCGTAGCCAATCGTCCAGCGATCATGAGGTGTTGGCTTGTACGCCTTGAGGCGTAGTGCTTCCCATTGCTTGATGTCGTTGATACGTTCGACTTTAACGGGCTGCCCCTTGGCGTTGCGAGCAGACGGGGTCTTTTGGGTCAACGTCGAGATGAACTCGAGTAGAGCTTGTATGATGAGTTTCATTGTGGGTGTCTCCTTTGAAATACGGATGTAATAGACAGCATCTTTTCCCTCGTCTTCTTCGAGAGAACGGGCGAGGTGGCCAAGGCCAAGGCGCGGGCTATCGCCCGCACCCAACAGAAATCAGGTGGTCCGATTTCAGATTACGAAAGCGGTCCGGACGCCGAGCCATGTCTGGTCCAGCAGTCTGAGAAAGTTGCGGCGAGTGTCGCGGGTTGTCATACATACACCTCAACCTGCGTCAGCCACTGCCACGCTCACAGCACAACGCCATTTTTTCTGCGTAGTATTGCCGGGCATCAGCACGCTGTTGTGCCGTCAGTAGCTTGTCGATGAAGGTGCAGCCGTAGAACTCGGCATTGCGCCAGGCATTTTCGTGAACCTGTCCGATGTAGAGCGGGCCGATACCAGTGTTCAAGATATTTGACCCCGAGGCGTTCTGGTCCGTTGTGCCGTTGGACAGGACATGGTCGCCCAATGTGCCCCCACCCGGAAG